CCATCCTCTCTCACAAGAGGGTTTTGCAGGTTGCCTTCGGGCAGCCTGCTTTTTGGCAAACCAGTTTTTTAAACCTAACGGAGAATAGAAGATGGCAAAAAAAGAAGTAGTCGCAGGCATTGAGATCCTAGACGACACACCAACAATTGATCCTGTTTCTCAAGTTGTGGACCTTCGCGAGCTTGCAGCAAGCGAAGTCTTCATGAATGAATTGGTTGAAGTCATGGTGCACTCCAGCACTGACGAAAACCAATCTCCTCATGTGATCCTCAATTGCAATGGGACCAATCAACCAATCATGCGCGGCGTGCCAACACGCGTTCGTCGCAAGTACGTCGAGATCTTGGCCCGTATGAAGGAAACCAAATACAGCCAAGTAACTCGCAACCCAGCAGCGCCTGATCAAATCGACATGATCGCGCGCCATGGTTTGGCATATCCTTTTGAAATGCTGAGCGACGAGAATCCTCGTGGCCGCGCATGGCTTCAAAACGTTTTGGCCGAACCCGCTTAATGCAGGAGTGACCCAGTGAACTATCTCCAGCTTATCAACCGGTTGCGTGTGGAATGCGGCGTCTCTGGCGCCAACGTTCCGCTGACTACTGTCGTTGCCCTTACCGGCGAATCCTACCGGATGGCAAACTGGATCAATAGTGCTTGGGTCGATGTGCAGACCGCGAAAGAAGACTGGCAATGGATGCGCTATCCAGTGCAATTCAACACGGTCACACAACAGCAAATTTATACCCCCACCGAAGCCGGTGTGGGGTCTACTTTTGGAAACTGGAAACGTGATAGTTGGCGGGTTTCGTCTGTAGGACAGCAGTACAAAGACGAGCAGCTAACGAACTACATGGATTACACGACGTTCCGCAACCTGTACATGTACGGGAATATGCGCACAACGTACGCACGCCCTGTGGTCGTCACGATTGATCCAGATAAGAATTTGGGCTTTGGCTCAATACCTGACCAACCCTACGTCATTGTGGGTGAGTACTACAGACAGCCAACTGAGTTTGTTGACGCTACGGACGCGCCGCCGAGTGTGTTTCCCACGCGCTTTCAAATGATGATTGTTTACCGGGCTATGATGTTTTATGGCGGGTATGAATCTGCTCCCGAGGTTTATCAGCGCGGTGAGTTTGAATTCAAACGATTGATGAACCGCCTTGACATTGACCAGCTGCCGACCACAATCAGCGGGCCACCCCTTGCTTAAAGAGCTCAGATGCCACTGACCACTCCCAAAGTCAATTACGATTTAATACGCCTTAACGGCGGTTTGGATCAGGTCACCCCAACTCTTTCTTTGCCCCCGGGCGTCGCCCGCCGGGCTGCCAACTTTGAGTGTTCAATCACTGGCGGCTATACCCGCATCGCAGGCTATGAGCGCTTTGATGGCCGCCCCAGCCCGTCGGCTGCGGTCTACAACATTCTTGTGTGCGCCTTGACCGGAACAGTTGCTGTGGGCAACACCGTCGTTGGTTTGGCTTCCGGAGCTACGGGCCGCGTGATCGCGCGCGTGGGCAACGAGGTCATCATCACCAGAGAAACCAGCGTCTTTGTAACAGGCGAGGCTATTACTGTCAGCTCGACCAACGTAGGTACTATCACCTATGTTCAAGGCGTATCGCCTGACGGCCTGCTAGACGTAACTTACCGCAACCTTGCCGCTGACAATTACCGAGCTGACATCACCGTAGTGCCCGGATCCGGCGCAGTGCTGGGTGTGGGCTATTACAATGGCACGCTGTACGCATGGCGCAACAACATTGGCGCAACAGCGTCGGTCATGTACAGGTCCACGTCTTCGGGTTGGTCCGCCGTTACTCTTGGCAAGACCATGTCGTTTAGCAACGGCGTGGTACAAATTCCAGACGGGGCCACGATAACAGGCCAGTCAAGCTCAGCCACAGCAGTGGTTGCTCGCACCGTGCTTGAAGACGGCACATGGGCCTCAAGCAACGCAACCGGGCAATTGATATTGTCCAGCACCACCGGGACCTTTACGGTCGGTGAAAACATACGAATTGGCGCCACCACTTACGCGCACGTGGCTTCCGTCGCAACGCAAATCACACTGGCGCCTAGCGGCCGGTACGAGACCGTGATTGCCAACTTTGGCGGCGGTACGACCAATTACAAGATGTACGGTTGCGACGGAGTAAATAACGCTTTTGAATTTGATGGCACAACGTATGTGCCGATTCGCACCGGCATGGCCGTAGATACGCCCAATCACATTTGCTTTCACAAACAACATTTGTTTTTGAGCTTCGGTGCTTCTTTGCAATTTAGCGCGCTAGGCTATCCCTATCAATGGACCCCGTTGCTGGGCGCGGGCGAAATCGCAATGAACGCAGAGATCACCAATTTGTTGATCTTGCCGGGTAACCAATCAAGCGGCGCCTTGGGCGTGTATACGCGGCAGGACACCTCGGTTCTGTACGGCACAAGCTCCGCAAACTTTCAGCTGTCGGCGTTCAACACTGGCACCGGCGGCTACGCATACACCGCGCAAAACTTGGACCAGTCTTACGTGCTTGATGACCGTGGCGTTATCAGCATGAGCACTTCTCTGAACTTCGGTAACTTCGTGCCAGCTTCGCTGACCATGAACATCCGACCTTACATTGAAGCGCACCGCAGTTTGGCCGTTGGCAGCTCAGTTAACCGAGACAAGGGTCAGTACCGAATTTTCTTTTCGGACGGCTCAGCCTTGTATTTGACAATCTCAAACGGCAACGTGCTTGGCAGCATGCCGATTCAGTTTTTGCACACGATCAATTGCTGTATTGACGGCGAAGCCCCCAGCGGCGGAACGGTGCAATTCTTTGGATCTGGAAACGGCTACGTCTATCAGATGGACGTAGGCACAAGTTTTGATGGCGGAGCTATCGCGGCCAACATGAACTTGGTTTACAACTCAACCAAATCGCCCCGAGTCTTAAAACGCTACCGCAAAGCATCGGTTGAAATAACCGGCGATTCATACGCTGAAATTCAATTCGGCTACGACTTGGGCTATCGCACACCGGCCCTGACGCAAGCCATTGATGAGACTTATCAAAACGACTTGCGGTCTAGCTATTGGGACGAAATGATCTGGGACAATTTCGTGTGGGACGGAACCGACATTGCTCCGTCTGAAATTGAGGTGACGGGGACTGCTACAAACATGAGCATCCGCATTTCTTCAAACTCCGATCTTCTCCCGTCTTTCACGGTGAACAACATCATCGTGCACTACACTTTACGTCGAGGAATCCGATGAGCAATCCCTACTATACACACGGCACCTACCCAACACCAAACTCGCCCGGCTCATCGGCGACGATGCGCAACGAGCTGGAAAACATCACAGCGGGTTTTGATCTGTTGCCTACCTTGACTGGCAACGGCTACAAAGTTGCAATGGTCAACTCGACCGGCACGGGCTTGATTGCGTCTGCCGCTTTGCAGGCCTTGGCCATCACAGCGTCCACCATCAACAGCACCCCTATCGGTGCAACTACGGCTGCCGCCGGCACGTTCACAAATCTGACGGCCACCGGCAACGTGAGCCTTGGCACTTCCGTGGCGATTGCCGGCGGCGCTATCAACAACACGCCTATTGGCAACACGTCTGCATCTACTGGCGCGTTTACGACTGTCAGCGCCAGCTCCGGCTTTACCGGCAACTTGGTTGGCAACACCACCGGCACGCACACAGGCGCCGTAATTGGCAACGTAACCGGCAACGTGACCGGCAACATAACCGCTTCAAGTGGTACGTCGTCTTTCAACAACATCACCATCTCCGGCACGCTGGACATGGATGCTGGCACGACCAACACCATCATCAATCTGGCGACACCCGTTAACGCGGGCGATGCGGCGACCAAGGGCTACGTTGACGCCGCTGACGCGTTGAAGCTGGCGCTGGCTGGCGGCACCATGTCCGGTGCCATTGCGATGGGCACCAACAAGATCACCGGCATGGGTGACCCAACCAGTGCGCAAGACGCGGCCACCAAGACCTACGTCGATACCGCAGACGCTCTTAAATTGTCTTTGGCTGGCGGCACTATGTCCGGCGCCATTGCGATGGGCACCAACAAGATCACCGGTGTTGGGGAGCCTACTAGCCCACAAGACGCGGCAACTAAAAACTACGTCGACAACGCAATTGAAGGTCTAGACCCCAAAGCATCTTGCCGGGTGGCGACGACAGCCAACATCACGCTGAGCGGCACCCAAACGATTGACGGTGTGGCCGTAATTGCAGGCAACCGGGTTCTGGTTAAAGACCAAACTAACGCAGCCAACAACGGCATTTATGTTGTTGCTGCCAGCACTTGGGCCCGTTCGTCCGATGCTGATACTTGGGACGAGTTGGTCCACTCGTATGTGTTTGTAGAAAGCGGCACGGACAACGGCAACAATGGCTTTGTGTGTACCGTAGCTCATGGCGGTACGCTGGGCGTCACTCCAGTGACATGGGTCCAGTTCTCAGGAGCTGGCCAGATTACTGCTGGCGCAGGCCTGACAAAAACTGGCAACACCTTGGATGTTGGCACAGCATCAAGCTCACGTATTGTTGTCAACTCTGACAACATCGATTTGGCCACAACGGGCGTGACTGCGGCGACTTACAAGTCGGTGACTGTGGACGCTTATGGCCGTGTGACGGCCGGCACGAACCCCACCACCTTGGCGGGCTACGGGATCACGGACGCGTATACCACCAGCCAAGTAGATACGCTTTTGAGCGCCAAGCTCGATACCGCTGGCGGCACAATGTCCGGCGCTATTGCCATGGGCACCAACAAGATTACAGGCTTGGGTGCTCCTACCAACGCAAATGATGCGGCCACAAAGACTTACGTTGACACGGCTGACGCGCTGAAACTGGCTCTTTCTGGCGGCACAATGTCTGGCGCGATAGCCATGGGCGCCAACAAGATCACTGGCATGGCTGACCCCACCAGCGCGCAAGATGCCACGACCAAATACTACGTTGACAGCATTTTGGGTAGCGCAACATCGGCAGCCGTTTCTGCTGCTGCCGCTGCGGTAAGTGAGACCAACGCAGGCAACAGTGCAACGGCGGCAGCAGGCAGCGCGTCAGCTGCAGCAGGTAGCGCTTCGGCAGCCGCAGCTACTTACGACGCTTTTGACGATCGCTATTTAGGCAGCAAGTCGGCCGATCCTACAACGGACAATGACGGTAATCCTTTGTTGACCGGTGCGCTGTATTGGAACAGCACAGCTTCAATTATGAAAGTGTACGACGGCGCCAGCTGGACTGCTGCTTACATTCCTACCGCCGGCTACGTTCAAAAGTCCGGCGACACAATGACCGGCAACCTTACCGTTCCCGGCTTTGCTATTTCCTCGCTGACAGGTTATGTGTACGCCAACGGTGCAGGCGTGGTTACTGCTGCGGCTACGATTCCAAATGCCGGTCTAACAAACAGCACGGTGACCGTTGGATCTACTTCGATCGCTTTGGGTGCAACAGCAGCTACTTTGGCTGGCCTGACTTCTGTTGCCGTAACGCAAGACCCAGTTAGCAATCTTCAACTGGCCACAAAACAATACGTAGACGGCTTAACCACGCAGGGCATTTCTTACCACACCCCTGTTTTTGTCGAGTCTCCAGATTCAGCTGGCAATTTGAACGCCACCTACAACAACGGCACCGCCGGTGTGGGGGCTACGTTGACCAACGCCGGCACGCAAGTGGCGTTGACCATTGACGGCGTGTTGATGACCGTTGGCAAACGGGTTTTGATTTACAACCAAACAGATCAAACACAAAACGGCGTTTACACCGTTACGACTGTTGGCAGCGGCTCTACTAACTGGGTGCTTACTCGCGCCACCGACGCCAACACCTACGGCCTGCGTGACCCTAATGCGCTTGGCTACAACGACGCGTTCTTTGTCACCGCCGGCAATACCGGCTCGGGCGAGACTTACGTTTGCACTACATCCGGGGCTATCACGTTTGGCACGACGGCAATTACGTTCAGTCAAGTCAGCGCTTCAAAGGTTTATTCCGCTGGCACAGGTTTGACGCTGACAGACACAACGTTTAGCTTGACCAGCCCCGTCGCTACAACATTGGGCGGTACGGGCTTGACCAGCTACACATCGGGCGGCGCGGTCTACGCAACCTCGACCTCTGCGCTGACGACAGGCACGTTGCCTACGACAGCCGGCGGCACAGGTTTGACCGCTTTCACATCAGGCGGCGCAGTCTACGCAAGCTCGACATCGGCGCTTACCACAGGTACACTGCCGGTCACTGCCGGCGGCACTGGCGCGGCTACGCTTACAGCCAATAACGTGTTGCTTGGCAATGGCACTTCGGCAGTCCAAGCTGTGGCGCCTAGCACCGCTGGCAACGTATTAACATCGAACGGCACAACTTGGGTTAGTCAGGCGGTTTCTGCCGGTCTGTCCACAAGCCAAGCCTACTTCTTCACAAGTTTCTAAAGGAGCATTAGCATGGCTAACGGAAGACTCGGATCCGCAAAACTCACACCGGTTTCAGCGGCACTCTTGTACTCAAATAC